TCTCAAACGCAACTGAGGACGCTAATTGAGCGACTTTCATTTCACTTGTTGTATTTTTCAACAAACAAGTATACAAAACTTTACGTTGAGTAATTTTTAATCCATCAATTAAATTTGGTAATGAACGTTCGTTGTCATAATTGGCATATGGACGATATTGTTCCTGAAATAATCTATCAATTGTAATTTCTTTCATACTCATCCTTCGATCCCCAACCATTCTTTACGTTTATCTGTGCTACCAATCTCTTTCGAAAACTGTAACTTGAAAATATCACTATCACCAAATTCTGTTGTAACTTTTTCCAAATTATTACTTAAATCGGATAAATATTCTTTCCATTCCTTACTAGAAGAAGTTCCTAATCCTTTATAATATTTGGAATCATATTTCTCACCAACATATTGTTCTTTCCATCGTTCAAATACACTTAAATCATAAAAACTTAAAGTATCTTTTTTATACTTAACTTTAACAATCGGTGTATTTAAAATATGAATAACTCCCAACGAGAATAACTCTGGCCAGAATTTGTAAAACGCATTTAACAGTAAAGCTCGAATACCAAATCCATCTAAATCTTGGTCAGTAGATAATACAATTTTACCAAAACGAATATCTTCAACAGATTTAACTTGAATACCAAATTGTAATCCGGTAATTGTCATAATATTTTTGAATTCTTTATTTTCAAGGATATCTTTCAATTCCATAGGATAAACATTGATAGGTTTCCCTCTTAACGGAAATGCTGCCATTATCTTAGGATCGCGACCAGATAATAAACCGGATAATGCAGAATCACCTTCTGCTAAAAATAACACAGCTTCATTTCGTTGTTTAGTTGAAGCATCATGAAATTTTTCAACTCTACGAGGATCTGCTTTATCTAAATTCTTATTGGCTTTACGCAATTCTGCAGCTTCATTAGCTCTCTCTTTTGCTTGAACCCAATCTAAAATAGATTGTATAATCTCAGATTTTAAAATATTTTTAATAAATTTATCGCTAACTGTCCAACTAGTCTTCCATTCAGAAGGAAGACTAATCATATTCTCTTTTGTCTGACTAGAGAATCTTGGACGATTTACTGTACCTGCAATATAAATTCTAAAATGATTTTTAATATCACTAGGCTTAACATCTACTTTATACTTTTTCTTAAAGTATTCACGCAATTTCGCTGTAATTTGATTTACAACATAATCAACATGAGTTCCACCCTGATAAGTTTCAACAGAATTGATAAAAGATATCTGCTCAAATCCGTCAGACTCGCTTATACCAACTTTCCAATCATCGGTATTATCTGTGAAATATGTATTAGAATATAATCCAATATAATCATCAAATGATTTAAATTTAATTAATTCACCATTAAAATAAAATTTAATACCTAAATTATTAGCAGCAGCATCTATAACTTTCTTTTGAATTTTTAATTGATGATCCACATCTAAACCACTCAACTTAAAAAATTCATAATCAGGAGTAAATGTTATTTTAGTACCATTCTTAGAAAACTGTTTAATAGTCGGTTCAGAACGTTCACGCATACCATTCCAAAAATCTTGAGTAAGTTTTTTCTTACCATCACAAGATTCCACTCTAAAATTTGTAGAAAGAACATTAGTTAATGTTGAACCAACACCATTAGTACCAATCAATGATTGATCTTCATCATCGTTAAAATTTGAACCAGCTCGTAGATTTGAAAATACAGTTTCCGCGATATACGTCCCAGTTTGCTCGTGGATTTCAACGGGAATACCTCTACCATTATCCTGAATCGAAATCTCATCAAATGTAATATCAACTTTGATTTGATTTAATATATCAGGAGCACGTTTACCTTCATCGATAGCATTATCAAGAATTTCAGAGAATATTTTGATAAAAGATGGAATATACGAAATATCACGCTTTTCCATCTTTTTCAAGTTATCATTGAAAATCCATTCTTGACTGGTTTGAATTGAAGTAGACCCGGCATACATTCCAGTTCGTTTTCTAATATGGTCAATTTCATCAAGAACTTGATATGTTTGCTGAATATGTTTTGTCATTTTTACTGTTACCAACTAAAATAAAATTACCAATAATAATACAAAAAATCCAGCAGCCACATAATGTAACATAGGAATAGAAGCTGGAGCATCCGGAAATGATGATAATTTAGCAACTTTAGTTCCTTTCCCGTAAGTGGCAACAGAAATAAAATCCTCAAAATTAGCTTCTTGTTTGTATTTCAGTTCAGTAAGATAATGTCTGCGTAACATAGAATCTTCTGGTATCATGATTCTTTCCTATTGATATTAGGAGCAACAATTGGTTGCTTATTCAAAGCATCAATTACACTACTCATTAAATCAGGATCAATTGGTGTAATCGGTTGAGTTGGAGGTTGTTGTTTCGGCAAAGAGCTGTAAATATCTTTAAGATCGCTTAAAATCGACATATGGTTTCTTTTTTTGGCTAGACGTTGATTTCATATCATCAAATTCTCTAAACGATACTCGATTAGATTTTTTAGTGATTTTTACTTTAGTTGGAGAATATTCTTCAAATTCTTCAGGATAATATTTAATAATGTTTTTCATAGTATTTAAAATAATTCCGGATACACTTCTCGAACAAGTGCTTCTGTTAAACCCTTAGTTTTTAAATCTTTTCGCATCATATTAAACCATACAATAGCCTCTTGTGGCTCAAATGATTCTAATAACTGCAATAATAAAATTTTACGTTTTTCCTGAGTTAAAGTATCTGCAGTCTCATTACCTTTAATAAACAAATATGCTCGACGAATTTCACTTTCAATACCCGCAAAACGAATTCCAGGTAAAGTATCAGGTTTAATATAATCTACAGGAAACTCTTTATCTACATAAAATTCAATACTAGGATTAAATGTATACTTTAACACTTCTTTAAAGTGATGTAAGTTGTTATTTTGTAACACTGTTTTCTTTTGTTGACGAGTTTCAGCAGCTTCAATCTCGGTCAATATTTCATAGATATTTTTTATCATAAAATTAGTTTTTAGTTAATAATTCAGTTGTAATTAAATCTGTTAAAAAATCAATAGACTCACCTATTAATGATGCATTAGGCGATTCTTTAATCAATCCTCTACGCCATTTATTGTAAGATTTAAGAGTTTCAACAGCTTTTTCTACTTTTTGTTTGTCCATAATATAATTCCATAATGTTAGTAACATTTTTATTTAGACTAGTAAAATTATTATACATTAAAGATGCAGTTTTGTCAAGCACTAAATAAGAATTCTGCGAAGCAGATTTTACTGAACGAGCAAAGCGAGTGAAAGTAAAATTACATTAAAGTCTATTAGAGTTTTGTTTAATACTCTTTGTAGATTTTTTATTTGTAAATTTCTTTTTACTGTTGGTAGAACTTTTATTAGATTTAACTTTAGTGATAGATGAATTCTTTTTACTGTTAGTAGATTTCTTATTATATTTAAATTGATCATTATCATATTCTAAAGTAATACTTTTATAACTTCTATAGAGATCTGCTAGAAGAACATCTTTTGGTACCAATGTAGATTTAGAATTAGTAATTTCTTTAGCTAATTCATCAAATGTTTTTTTAGAGTAAATTTTTTTCGTCATAATATAAATCCTATAATTAATGTACTGCCGAAGGCAGGTTTTCGGAGCGAAGCGTAGAAAACTAATTTAGTGTTATATAATATTAACATTAATCAAATTTGAATCTAATTTTCACTTAATTTAAACTCACTTCGTTCGTTCTTTTCGCTTCGCTCAAAGCGTTTATTTTTATTTAGATTTTATTTTAACGTTTCTTTAAGCGATGAAGGCCATCCGAAAAATCGGACAACCACCAAAGTAGAATTTTGATGAAGGGAGGATTTACTTGAAAGATTTAAATCTGATATTAGGCTTTGACTTACCTGTACCTCTCAAACTTTTAATGAAGCTCCGCCTTCAGTGCTTCAATATATCAGAATCTTTCTATTTTTGATTCAATTCTCTATACAGGATCTTCTGTATAACAATTAAACCGGATTATATTACTATAATCAAACCATATACAACCAGCAATAATCCCTTGGATTTCGTCAAGGTCTTTTTATGGACTGCCTTTATACTTAAAACAATATTCCTCAAGTGATATACACAAGATGGCGTTTAAGCTCATTGCAGCTAGTGGAGGTCTCTGGATAGAACAGAGAATTAAACAGCGGTTATCCTTAGCGGCAACGTGTCTAGTAGAATTACAATCGGCCTACCAACCTTTATTTTCTATCAGTAAAATTACATACTAAGTAATTATTAAGAGATATCTATTCTCTAATTTTTGCTATGTTAACACACTTTTTTGATTTTGTCAAGAACTTTTTTGTTATAATAGCATATTTATACAATTTTAATTTTTGGTGATTATAATGTTTTTACAAGTAAATACTAATGATGGTAATTTTTTAATTAATACAAAATATGTTGCAAAATTAGCTACTGGATTTGGTGGCACTACAACCGTGGTCACACTTTCAACTGGTGAAGTATTTTCAGTTAATGAGCCGTTTGATTCATTTAAAGTTCAATTTTTACCTAGTGAACCCAAAACTGTAATGGAACATTTAGGTATTCCTGGTTCACAAACTAATACAACTGATCTATATAAAGATTTAGATCAGTATCCAGCACATCTACCAAGATTGCCAACAGGTTATGTTGATAAGCGTACAACCGCGTATAAAGAATATACAGCAGCTAATATTACAGAATAAATATTTTAATATACTAACACATTTAATACTATGCCTATTTATTCTCTTAGAAATAAAGATACAGATGAAATCTTTGATGTGATGTTGAAGATTTCTGATTATGAACAATATTTGATTGCTAATCCACACATTGAACGATATTTTGGTAATGCTCCAAATATAGGAGATTCCGTTAGACTATCAGTGAAAAAACCCCCTACCGATTTTATGAAAGGTGTTATTGGTAGAATGAAAGATAGTATACCAGGAAATACATTATCAGATCGAAAATTTTCTATACCACGTGAATTTTAACTTTTATATTATAATATAACCAGAACCCGCGATTCCATAAAAATATGGTTAGCGGGTTTTTCTTTTTTACTAGCCATAAAAGGATCTTATGTTAAAACCTAACAAAAGAAATAAAAAAACTCAAAAATCTCCAAGAGCAACTGGATTAAATTTTGACTTGACAAAAATACAACCTATCACGTATAATCAAGAACGTGTTTTTGAATTGTATGAAAGTGGAAAGAATCTTGTATTGTATGGAAGCGCAGGTGTTGGTAAATCTATGGTAGGGTTGTATCTTGGACTACGAG